TTTACTTTGAGCATGACGAACCAGTAAGTTGTAAACTTAAGTTCGTTCTCGCCCAGCCATTCGTCATATTGACGTTCACGTCCCTTTTCGTAAGCGGGGTTGCTTACGACGGTCAGTGGGTGGTTGCCTTTGAAACCGCCACCTTTGGAACGGGGAACCCATTCGGTGTAGATGGACTTAGTGTAACAAGGGATAATCTCCGCAGGTTGGTCGATTACGCTTTGCGATTTAGCAAAGAATAGATCGCCAGACTCTGCGCCCTCTACATACTCTTCTTTTTGTTTCTTCAGCTGAGGGCTGAGGTCTTGTAGGATGCGGATAAAGGGCAAAGCTGAGCTACCTGAGTCTAGGTTCTCTGTGCCTTGTCCTGCTACTGTTGTGATATCGAATGCCATGATTCTTTCTTTCTTTTTAGTGGGTTATTTTCGCTCGCTTACCTTGGTAGATACCAAAGGCTTCACGAGGTAACGATTCTGCCAGCTCTGGGTTATCCAGTGCGTCACGACAGAAAGCTTTGAGAGTTTGGTTGTGCACGGTAATCTTAAGATCAGCGTCCACATCCTTATCTTTTAAAAGTCCAAGTATTTCTTGAGCCTTAGCATCATCACCTCGTCCCAGTGATACTGAGATTTGATTCTTGATGATAGACTCGTTGTTGGTTGCACGTAACCAGTCGAACGCAGTGTTTGCGTCTTTGATACGAGCATCAACAAACTCATCCACTTTGATCTTAGTTCCGTCTTCAAGCTGTACAAGTTTAAGACCAACCTTATTCATAAGGTCGGGTATAAGTTCCTCAGTTACTTGTTTACGTCTAGCTTTGAGGTCACTTATTGCTACTTCAGCTCCCATTATACTTTGATCTAAGTCGTTAAGAGTAACTCCTAACTCCTTGAGAGTAGCCAAGTCATCTGCTTCGACTCCGCTAGTATCAATACCGTCTATTTCTGCAATGGGTATTACATTGCTTTCTTCTAATATTTTGTCTGTCATTGTTATCTTGTTGCTAAATGCCCAACACGAGCATAACCAGCTATATCCACCCAGTTGTCTCGTTTGGATTTGTTTAGTTGTCTTGTTATTTTTAACGCTACCATAGCTAGTGCTACTTGGTTGGCGTCAACCTCAGTGTCAAAGATTACTGACCACAAGGTAGCTACTCTATCCATTTCTACTTTGCAGTCTCCGTAATCTTCTTGTCGATCACCTTGAGTAATAGTCAAGGCTTCTTCTAGTATGTCTTGTTCTTCCATATTGTTGTTAGCACCAAGTCTTGCCTAAATCAATATCTGCAATAACTGGTACTTTGAGCTGTATAGCATTCTCCATGATCAATTTCAAGTCCAAACTCTCCTTTTCAGAATTAACCATGCAGTTAATTTCATCGTGCACTGGTAACCGCATGTCAAATCCAGCGTCATAAGCATCTACCATAGCCTTTTTTGCTTGGTCTGCTGCTGAGCCTTGGATGAGTCTGTTCAATGCTTTGCTGGTAAATGCACGGAAGAGTGCGGAGTTAGGATGCTTTTGTTTTGCTTTTTCTAAAGTTTTGATTGGTGAGTCACCGAACTCTTTGACCCAGAAGTCAAAGCGAGCACGACGTCCCATAATTGTTTTGATGTAGCCTCGTGAGCTTGCAAGGTTCATTACGTTGTCGTACAGAATCTTGAGGAACGGGGCTTCTGAATTAAATTTACGCATGGTTGTTTGGCACATTTCTTCGGATATGCCCAATGTCTTAGCCATCTTCTTCATACCCATACCATAACTAATACCTAGGCATAACATCTTACAGGTGTCATAGGGTAATCCAGTTGTTTTTTCAAAGAATGTGTATAACTTTTCACCACGCTCAAAGGCTTCTAGAGCTTCCTGAGCTTTTGGGAGTGGTCGATTGAACTCGCCAATAAGCGCATAGTGGACTTGGAGACGTGGTTCTTGGGAAGAGTAATCTGCTTTACACCAGAGTTTGTCGGGCTCTGCGATGTAGAGACTTCGGATAGCTTTACCGATATCACTTCGCTTAGGTACTTGTTGCATGTTTGGGTTCGCTGAAGATAACCGCCCTGAGCGAGTGCCACCAGAGTCTGATGCAGTTTGTTTGAAGTCGGCATGTATTCGTCCTTTATAGTTTTGTTTTAGTATGGTGTCTTCAATGAACACTTTCCTGAGTCGGTTGATACTTCGTGCTTCGTGTATCAACTTAACTTCTGGGTGGTCGCAGTTAACTAAGAAGTCTTTTGATATGGATGGGTTACCTTTCTCAGTCTTAGGTACAACAAGACCAAGACCTTCTATGTGCTTAGCAAGCTGAGCACCTGACCATATATCTATATGTTGAAAATGTTTCTTTAGTTCTTGTTCCTTGAGTATAAGTTGGTTGTTTAGTTGTTCTGCTTTGTCTAAGTCTACAGGCACACCTTTCATTGTCATGTGTACAAGTACAGGTGTAAGCTTGCATTCAAGCTCCCACACGTCCCACAATCCCTGCTCACGCAGTACGGGCTTTTGGTATTGGTAGATGTCCCAAGTGTTACGTGCATCAATCTCTGCATACTCGCCTACATATCGTGCAGGTAGTTTCCACATCTCAGCTTTGGGGTCGATGTTGTATGCTTGTGCAGCGTTTTTGAGTTCATCTTCAAACTTAGTTCTGTCCAAGTATTTCTTTGACAGATTGTTTAGACTGTATGAGAACTGCTCCTCATCAATCAGAGCTTCTGCAATCTGTATGTCTCGGACTGGACAAGAGACACCTACCCCTAAGGTCTCAAGCCAGCCGAGATCATATGCAGCATTAGCAAACAGAACTTCAGCACTGTTTGTAAGTACTCGCTTCACGTATGCTAATACAATGTTTCTATCTAGGTTATCACCACCGAAATGGTCGATAGGTAAATATATTTCTTGATGCTCATCTGCTATAGCAATACCAACTACTTTACCAGCTCCACGCTTGTATGATGGTCCGTATAGCTTGAGGTCAGGGTCGCAGGTTTCTAAGTCAACTGCAATGACTTTACCAAACTGAGGCAGTACAGCAGGTGGACGCCAGTTTGATTCAGGTGCGAAGAGGGGTGGTTGTAGCATTTATTTTAAATATTGTTTAACTTTATTCCAGTATGGTTTGGTAGATTCTTTTTGCCAGCCGTTGGGTCCACCGTTGTGGATACGGGCAAGATCTTCAAAGGTTGTTTTGCGACCAGTCTTATCTTCCATCTTGATTGCGTACCAGCTAGTGTAAAAAATAAACATTTCTGTAGCTAAGTTTCTATCAAAAGCATCAGTATGTTTGTAATCTGTGCCCCAGATTTTGTTTACGTCTTTGACATAAGCTTCATGGATCTGGAGACAGCCAAGTGCTTTGCCGTCGTCACCAACAGCTAAGTCATTACCTCCACTCTCAATCTGAATTAAGATTGCTATCAGTTGCCATATTGTTTCTAGCTTCATTTTCTCGTATTGTTTTGTTTACTTGTTTCCACTCTTTTGACTGCATTCGCAGTTCAATGTCACGAGCATCGTAGTTTCTTATTAAGCCATTGTCTTCACCTTCTTTGACAATCTCTTTGTATTCCTGACATACATCAGCATCGAGTATTTCTTTAGCTCTACGATCTATCATGTCGTACAGTTCTTTGCTAGAAGATCTGTGACCTATTTGGTATGTTGGGTCTATACCTATGTATTGTTTGTATGATGATGATTTACTTGTGTTGGACATAATTATAAATTGGCTGGGTCGCCCCCGAAGGGGCTAACCAGTTATCTGGAATGGACTATATGATGCAACCTACCTGATGGGATCCAAGTCGTCGTCCAGTCTGTACAGTGGGAACTAGCCGTACAGAGTCGCTAGCTGAGGAAAAGGGAGGTCTTGCGGATCATGTTGGTTAGAAACCGCAGATCGAGCGTGCCTACCTGTGTGCTCAAAGTTATTGTGAAATGTATTTGTAAAAGTCGTTGAAACCTTCTTTTGTCATGCCAAAGGTTACTGGGCATGGGTCTTCGACACCGCTGTCATTAATACAGGACGCATCAAACCTCCTCATTACAAATCTGTTGGTCTTCGGGTAGGCTGTGAGCGTGATGCATTTGTTGATGCTGTTCTTGATGACTTCGTTGCATTTGATCTGGAACGCTGACTGTTCAGGACGTATTTTTCCAACTTCAAACTTGCTCTCAATAAGCAATATTCGATCTTGCAAGATAACCAAGATATCAGGTACTCCGTTAGACGTAGTATTTTCGATACGCTGTATAACAACTTTTCCATTCGTATGCTCATAGAACTGCTTCCTGATCCATGTATTGAACTGTGCTTCCGTCTTCAATGCTGAGTATTGAGAGTCCATGCTGGATGTCTGCAATGGTTGTGTCAACACCGAATTGTTTTTGTTCTTCGCAAAATGCTTCAATGATTTTAAGCATTTGTTTACCCTCAGTAGTGGCTTGGAAGTGGTCATCGACGAGCATTTTGAGGATATCTTCTTTAATGACTTCTTCGTCCAAGTTTGAGGTTGTAAGTCTTTGACTAGATGAGTTATCACCGAGATAGCTGTAATAGTTGATAAGGCAGTCTTCATATTCATAATCTGTAAGGAATGCAGTCAGTAGGTCATCAGCGACCTCTTCGTGCGAGTTTTTTTTACGTTTGGTTGTGGGTTTGTAGTATTGCTTGTCCCACCAGTCGTCACGGTCATCCCAAGCTACAGCACCTAGTCCTGTAACTTTGTTATTCTTGTAACCTATTGTGGGCTTGTGAATGTTATCAAATAGATGTGAGTAGTCTTTGTTTTCTGGACTGTGCACAACCATTGCGTCTTGAGTCATACGGTTAACAACTGCGTTGTATATTTGATCAGATACTTTAGCGTTCTTCTTGAACGGTGATGGTACTTTCTCAATGTACGTATGTGCATCCATATCAACACATTGACCACCGAGTGACATGCGGAAGTGTACGTCAACTTTATCTTTGTCAAGATGACCGATGGTAAAGTGTAGACCCTCACGGTTTACTTCGTCAGCTTCGTCAGTGCCTGATTGAAACGCTGAGCTTGTACAGTGATGGTGCACTGTACCGAGCATAAGGTCTGGGTACTCTGCACGTTGCTTCTTGTACTCAGGGTCGTTAGGTAACGACTTGACAGTCATGCCGTTGGTTTGTTGCGGTGGTAGCCACCACGACCAAGGTTGATTACTGTCTGCATTGTAGAACAAGAACACAAGTGCTTCGGAGTTGAACTCATCCTGAGTCTGCTTCATGCAGTGCATGATGTCATGCCACATACGCATTGGTATTGGCTTGCCGTGAAACTCAGGTACAATGTTGTTTGTTGCTGGTGTTTCAACTTCTTTGAACACCGTGAACAAGTCAGTGGTTACTTGTTCGTATACTTTGTTGTCGTGAATAACCATTACGCTGATTTACTTTCTAACTTTGATAGGTCGCCAACTGTAATAGTTTGCAACCGTGAGAAGGTTGATTGAAACTCACAAGGCATATACTCGACGTGTTCGTCGCGTTCCATGCCGTGCCAGAGCCAGATCAAATAGTTACCAAGTGAGCCAGCTACTTGATTTGCAATAGCAAGCTGTGGATCAGATTCAAGTGCCATGCCTTGACAGTTAAGAGGACTGCCTGATTGGTCAGTTGCAATCTCTGGGTAGCGTGCGTACGGATGCATGTGTGGAAAGTCACGCACAAGTTTGGGATCATAGTAGAATGCCTGACTTGTGTGGTACTCGTTAGCACATACAAGGATTGGTTTGTTGTATTGAATCGCAGCGTCGATAGACGCTTTGCGTGCTGGGTGATTGTCTACACAACAGATGATGATGTCGCAGTCACCGAAGAAGAACTTGTACTCAGTGTCAAGTATCTCGGGTACGAAGTAATCTGATACCGCAGTGCCTTCGCCTTTGCGGAAGTTGTACAGCTTCATGAGTGCACGAGCTTTGTACTCGCCTACTTGGTTGTTGCGAAACAACTGGCGGTCAAGATTGTGTGTTTCCAATCTGTCGCCGTCGAACAGTGTGAGCTTCAAGTCGAAACTGTTCTTGAGTGCAGGTAGCATGTATGATGTAACACCACCAGCACCGATAATGATTGCATTTAGTTTAGGTTTCATTGAGAATATTGTATAGTTTACGGTTGTCAGTATTTTCTTCAGGCATAAACGCTTTGATGTAGCGCAGGATTGCACCACGCTTACGACCACAATCTGGAAAATCCTTGGCAACAATCTTGAGTAGCGTGCGCAGTTCTTTTGGGCTGAGCCCGTGATGAATCTCGTACGTATCTAGTTGGTGACTTTCTTCGCCTTTGATTGAGTCGCAGTACTGAAGAATACTACGTCGTCCTTCTCTGTTTAGATTTGATGCATAATGGTGTGCATTAGAGAGAACAGGTGGGCACGTATCTAGTACTTCAGTTAGCGTTTCGTGTTGTTCAGCCATGATGTAAATTCTAAGATTGGTTCAAGGTTTGGTGGTATAAAGAAGAAATTACCTTTACCATCCTTTGGCATGTACTCATCAGCGATTGTTTCAGTACCACCATTGCTATTGTATTTAATGAAATGAGCTTCTGCGTCAGTACTCATACGCAAGTCATTGTTGCAATAACTATTGTTGAGTTCGACTTCGTTGGTTGCTAATAGCTTGTGTAGCGTTGTTTCTTCGGCTGTGAAGTCATCACCTGTACAGATTTGACCTCTGTCGTATACATTGGGCAGATTGGGTATGTACGAATGTTTTAGGTTTGGATGGTACAGGAATACATAAGGATTACCAAAATTTTGGACAAAGCCTTTGTGGTATTTGTGTGTAAACATGTAAAACATTCTAAATCCACCAGCTGCGTAAGGTTCCCAACGTAAGCCTTTGCCTTCGTTGAAGGTTTGAGTTTGGATTTCGTTGTCGTCGTGTCTACTAAACGGTGTGCCAGTAATACTCATGCGATAACTGCCTTCGTCGTTTGGTCGTAGCAAAGCACCACGAAACGGGAAGAACTGTACTTCTCTGAACAGATAATGTTTGTCACTGCCAGTGAACGATGCGATGAGTGTATTAGGCGCAACAGGTATGTCTGTAACATGGAAAGCAGGTTTTGACTTTACACGTTGTACAGCATCAGCCTGTGATTTGAGCAGCGTAGTGACAACTGTACGTTTGTAGAAGTTGCCGTCTGGCTGCAGTATGATTTCTTGTGTGATTGGATCGGACATAATAATAAAGGAAAACCTGCCACCTCGTATGAGGTGACAGGTAACACATATGATATATACTAACTACTAACCTCTACGGTATACGTAGAAAGTTACGCTTTGCTTGAGGCTTGTTGCTCAAGTGTGATTGAGTCGTAGTTCTCAATCATGCTGGTCGATGAGAGTGTCTCACCGTTGGATACAGCAACTACAGCTTCTGGAGCTGAGAGTGCCATGCGGATCGAGCGATCCGAGAGTACGTCACCGACAGTGACGCCTTCGTCGAAGCTACGAGTTACAGAGTTTGTAAGACCGTAGCGGATTGTTACATTAGCCATTGTATATTTGGGTTTGTTGTTGTGTTGTGCTCATATGAGCGAGAAAGTGTTTGACAGAAATCATTTTGAAGAACATATTAACGCTACAACCCATCCACTCGGTGTTGTTTATTGTTATTCGTATTCTTGTTGTTGTGTACAGCCCCCTTGCTTTTGTGAGGGGGCTGTTTTTCTTTGATAATGATACGTACCATGTCAGGGTGGCGAAGCTTACGTAATGCTTTTGCTTCTATCTGACGTATACGCTCACGAGTAATACCGTACTCCTCACCGATCTCTTCGAGAGTAGTAGGATTACCGTTGTCAAGACCATACCGCAGGTATAGAATGTTACGCTCGATTGGCGTAAGTTGGTCAAGTGCTCCTTGTAGATTTAGATCCATAGTATAAATTGTGTGCCCCTGCTCCAGCTGGGAACAGGGGCACGTTGTTGCTAGGGTTGTCGCCGACGTTCAACATCTCTTAGAACCTTATACGTATATCTAGTGAGGGCGCACTTTATTACGTCTAGGGCGAGAGGGACAATAGCCACTAGCATTGTCTGTATTGCTCGTTTCTTCATCATGATAGATTCTACGAGCCCATTTCGGTGTGCATGCGAACAGTTGGAGTACACTGGTAATTAGTGTAATCCAAAGTCCAGTAAAGAACGCAGTAATCATCCCTGCGAACGTACCCATAAATAGTATGGGTAGTCCGAAGGTTGATACCACATCTAGTGGTTTGCGTATCTTGAGCGTTCGGCGGAGTCCGATTGTGCGTGTGAACACAAGGACAATGCCGACTGCTGAGAAGAATGAGAATAAGACGAATTCCTTTCCCCTTTCTTTTTC